GCACACCTTGATTGGCAAAATGTTCTCGGGCATCTGCTAGTTTGGCATCACGTTTGGGATCGTTAGCTAATGCTTGTATGATTGTTTCCACACTGTACAAATCATCTCGGGTAGCAGATTTGTTCAACAACAGTTTGGCCACTTTGTCAGGATCATCAGTGATCACTTGATTGGTAGCACGGTCAGCAATACCCGCAATTTGATTCAGTTTGTAGCCCATGCTTTTGGCCATGCTATTCATCAACACATTGCGATCAACGCCTTTGTACTCTGAATTGGCAGGAGCAGTCAGCACAAACTTTGACCACGGTACGTTTTTTAAGAACATAAAATCAGTCTGTACATAACCTTTGTTGGGATCACCTACTATGGGTGTTTTAAAATGCACCGCAGTACCAGTTTTTCGTATGTAATCTTCGGGTTTGAATCCATGACTTTGTACCCACTGCGACAATCTGTGCACCAATTGTTCTTTGGTCACTAGATTGGCATTTACTGCCACATCTAAATCCCCAGATGTGGGTTTGAGGCCTGTGCTGCCCAATGTGTTGTTTTGTAGATCCAGGCCTGGCAACATTTGATCTAGCCAGGCCAAGGTAGGTTTTACATCAGTTTGATTGATACGTTGTGTTAAGGCGCGGCCGTCGCCATCTTTGAATACATTACCGCCTTCGAATATATTCATATTGGTGTCATTCCCAAGGTCATCAACAGTGCATCAACCTGAGGATTGTTGGTACGTTTGAATGTTTTGTCACCACTGTTGATTCGCAACATTTGACCTATCTGTTGCATTTGTGCAGGAGTGACTCCTAGCGCACGTAATCTTTGTTGCATGACTGGTTTTACGGCTGCGGCACTGGCTATGCCGCCAGTGCGTGCCTGAGGATTGTTGTTTCTAATAGACTGGGCAACAGCTTGTACTCCAGCCACTGCTACTTGAAAATATTTTGCAACGGCTGCTGCCTGTTGTGCAGTGCCTCTGGTATTTACAATTTGTTCCAAAGCAGTGTTCAATGCAGTGTCAATTTCTGGTAACTCTCTAACATCATCCATTTCTATTGTTTCGCCGGTGGTTGATTCACGTGTTTTGAGATGATCATCACTCCATGATATAAAAGCATCAGCATATTGATCTTCGTCTGGTGATACAGCTTCATGTATGGCGCCTTGCTGACGCAATTTAGCAATGATGCTGGCATTTTTTGGATCGTTGGGATCTAATTTTTGTCCACCAATGCTGATAGGCTGATTCGAAGCTGGTGTTTTCAACGGAGTAGTTGTAACTGTGCTAGGAGTGCCAGTGAGTTGTGCGGCGCCTGCTGCACCATAGTTAGGTGTCGGTGCTGCTTTTGGTGCAGGAGCAGGTGTGCTAGCAACCACAGTTGGTTCAGCTTTGGCCCAGGCCGCAACAAGACTTTGAATATACTGTTTGACTGCAGGATCTGTTTGAACTTTTTTCAGTTTGTCTTGCCAGTCAGCTGACGGTGCTTGATATTGTGGCCCAAATCCTTGCTTGCTTAATTTTTGGGCAGCAACTTGTGCAGTTGATGCATAGCCGGGCGCTTTACCAAAAACCCCAGTGGATCTATCATAGGCCCTGGTGGCAGGATTGTTGGTGACTGCTGATGCAACACTACTAGCGGCACTTTTGGCCGTAGGCCCAACTGCCGATGCAGTCTTGTTATAGATATTTTTAGCCCCAGTTGCAGCAGACCCAGCAACATTTTTTATGTTTTTGCCAGCCTGTTTAACCCCTCGTATGATCTCTTGGTCAGTTGGTATCATACCTTTGATAGTATTGCCCATTGTGCCTGTTTTGTTTTTAAGACTATCCATGAACCCTTCGTTCAATGGGTGTTGTGTTAGTTCATGAATTTGCATCTGTGCGTCTCACTGTGCGGGTAAATTTTCCAGGATCTCTCAGTCTAATCGCATTAATCAATTTACGTTGCAGATTTTCTGCTTGTTCTGGAGTATAGCTAGAATCAATGTGTTCCAGTAATCGTATGGCACTGGTGATAATGTTGGCAGCACGATTTTCAATCACATGACGTTGATCGCGCTCAATGTACATTGAATCTAATTCTTCTAATAGACTGCGTGTTTTCTTTTGCATTTTTTGCCAGAACCTTTGGATTATTTATTGAAATTTAGATTATATAAGAATTACTGCACATGTAGATAGCAGTTAAATATGTGTTATGAATGATTATTTTTGTGTATTGCCGTTTTTTTCTTATGAAGGATCGCAACAACTAATAAAAGATAAAAATATATATTGTTGTAGATTACCCACTGGTACAAACATTCATGATGTACAAACTGCCATAAAAAATAAACAAAGATCTCCTGCTTGCAAAATTTGTTGGGATCTTGAAGATCAGGGATTAGACAGTGAAAGAAAGATTCACAACCGTACGTTTGACTATTATGCAGATCGTGACATTGACTTGGTTGAACAAAATGCAGTTGCACATGGTTATAGTCCTAAAATAATCAAGTTAGCCACTTCAAGTTTGTGTAACGGAGCATGCATGACTTGCGGGCCCGATTCTAGCAGTGCCTGGGCCGCATTAGAAAATCGTTCTAGTTTCTACAATACCATGGACACATCGGCGATTGATTTTGAAAATATAATTCAATTGAGTTTTGTAGGTGGTGAACCGCTTTTAGAAAAGAAAAATTTTGAAATACTTGAAAAACTCATTGAGTTGGGCAATACCAAATGTTTCATCTCTATAGTGACCAATGGCAGCATTGAATTAACTACCAAACAACTGAACATACTAAACAAATTTAAAAATCTCAACATATGTTTAAGTATAGACGGAATTGCTAGACAATTTGAATACATCAGATGGCCACTAAAATGGAGTCGACTTGAATTAAATTTAAAACAGTTCAAACAAATTACTCAGCATGTGAATGTAAGTTGTATGATAAGCAATCTCAACATCTTTTATTATACTGAAATGATTGATTTTTTTAAAGATAATAAACTTAACTATTTGTGTAAAAAAATAATTGTACCAAAATATTTTGCTCCAGGAAATCTATCTGCAGATTTCAAGCAACAGGTAGTTGAAAATAACAAAAAATATCACATGGAGGTCAAAGCGTTTCTTACACACGGTGACCAATGGCTAGAGAAATTCTGGGCAGAAATTGATCGGCAAGATCAATTAAAAAAAATCAGTATCAAAGATTATCTTCCTGAGCTAGCCGCTACAAGAATCTAGCATAGAGATTTGCTAGTTCTGGAAATATTTTTTCAAATGATTCATTTCTCAAAATATCAAATTTTTTAATTTCTTTCATCATGAGTTGGATTGCAGTACCGTCTTCGTACCAATTTGGGGGTATCAGGTCCCGATTAATTGATTGTTGTACTTGCTCTACATACTCTTCTGACATGTTGTCCAATACAAAACTACCAGTTACCATGTGTCTTGAGTGGTTGATAATGTCTCCTTCTCTATTAGTTGTAAAATTATAATTAATCCAATTTTCTAATTCTTGTAAGTAGAGTAAATTAAAGATGCTAACTGTTTCTTCCACCACAAACATTACATTTCCTGGCAACTTTTCTTTAAGATCCAAAATGTTATCAGTCACTTGATTCCAACTGGCAGGCCATCGTAGGTATTCAAATTTGTTACCAGTGGCATCCAGACTAATATGTAATTTTACTAGATGAAATTTTTCAATTGTATCAAAATTTCCAGGGTCTATAGACTGTGTGCCATTGGTTTGAAAACACAGTGTGAGTTGTTTTTTAGCATCAGGAACATTGTTTGCCAGCCATTCTGCCACTTCCCAATATTCCTGTCCTAACAATGTTTCGCCGCCGCAGAATACCAATTGTCGTAAATTGCTTAGGTCAAGATTTGATAATGCAGTAATTACTTCGTTTTTCTTTCGAAGGGTTGTCACTGGTTGATCCCATTGACCATTATCTTTAAGGTGTCGCTGCCAATAAGTACTTGATTCAGGACCGCAACTTCTACATGCTAAATTACAACTGATATCAAACATAAGATCAATTCTGGCAGGCCCTGATAGATTAGTTTGTCCAACAATACCCAGTCCTTCATTCATGCCAATTCTCAAACTAATATTGTTTGATGCTTCCAATGATTGGCAATTAGCACATCCAGAATCCCAAATATTTTGAGTATTAATTTTCCGCAAGTTTTCTAACTGTTGATCTTTCCAAAAATTAGAATCAAAATTAACTGTGTGTGTATTATGTCTGAGACAACAATGTTGAATAATTGCTTGATTATTTGGCGCTGGTGTTTTGAAATCCATATGTAGGCCGCCATGAATCATCGAGCAGTACAAGTTTTTCATGATTGTTTGATTTGTCCCAATAACTGTTTAAGTTTGGCGCTTTGCACATCCACTGTGACTTTGCTAACTTCTTCAGAGTCTTTGTCAACAGCATCAGTCACACGACTTTGTGTTTTGATACTATCATAGATGCTGGGCTTTTTAACAAATCCTCCAGAAGATTCATCAGCAGATTCTCCTGAGTCAGTGATACGCATGGTTTCAATGTTGTATTCTAGATCAATCTTTTGGCCTACACCCGTCGAACTTCGGCTTTTCATACATTGTATTTGATAACGTCCACGCTCTTTCATGGCTCGGCTGGTAAAGATACCAAACACATTATCTGCAGTATTAATTTTACTAATACCACCTGAAATATGACTATGATCAAATTCTACCTCTTCAACTGCGGATCTATTCAACTGACTGGCAGTCACAAACAACACATTGAGTTCTTTGGCCAAGTTTCGTAGCTCTTCACTCACATACTTGTCTTTGACAAACAAATCGTTAGGACTGACCTTGGCACTCACAGGCATCAATAAGTCTAGGTAATCTACCATGATAAAATCCACACGCAGGCCTGTTTGTATCTGTACTTCTTTGATATAACTTCTAATATCATTGATTGTACTTTGTGCTGGAAGTGCTTTGACCCTGTACTGACCAGATTTTTTGGCCATCATTTTGACTTTGAGTTCTGTGGTATCAATATCTTTGCGTATTTCTTTGGTGCCCATGTTGGTCAACATAGCATCTGTTCTCAGTGCACATAAATCTTCGCTGAGCTCCAAGCTCACATACACTCCGCTGAGTCCTTGTTGTAACCAGTTCAGTGCTATGTTCATCATCACAAGACTTTTGCCAGATCCTGATCCACCTGCAAAAATGTTTAGTTCACCACGGCTGAATCCGCCATACAACAATCGATCCATTTGTGGCCAACCTGTACTAACCTGACCGCCCGAATTAAAATATCTATTGATACGAGCAGCTGGATCTTCAAAATAGTCTATGCCCATGTCCTTGGTCAGACTGATTTGTACTGCATCCTTGATCAGTTTTTCCACAGGATCATAATCGCCTTTTTCCAGCAGGTCTGCTGACTTTAAAATTGCTCGTTCTAATTCTTGTCTGCGAGTAAAACTTTCAAATTCTTGCATGAACCACTCAAAATGTCCTTCATTCAAGTCAGGCATGTGTGCCAGGTTAACTCCTGTACTGGCAGAAATTTGTTCTCGAGTGGGTAAAGTTTTGTGTTCTGCACTATGCTTTTTGACAAACTCTGCCGCAGATCTAAGACTGCGATCAAAATTTTCAGGATTGTATATGTTTTGAACTCGCACATAACTTGATGCATCTTGTAGCATCATCTCCAAAAATAATTTTTGTACATCAATTCCGTATTCTTTTAACAAGTTGTCGTTTCCTTAGTTCTATTTTTAATTTAGTAGTTTCTCTGGCCTGGAATATAGTTATCATTGCAGCCAGTCGACCCATACGAACCACTGCATCGTTTACATCTTTAACACCATCTGGCCAGTCAGGAATACTCACTGCCCAACCCAACTCTATGGCACGATCCACCAGCTCCATTCCTGCAGAGTCGTGGTCTGGTACCACTGTAATTTCTTTACCCAGACTTCTTACTAGCCTGGCTTGAGTGTCACTTATGGTGTTATGCATGAGTGCCAATCCTCCAATACATAGTGCGTCAAATATGCCTTCCATGACCAGCACATGCTGCCATGTAGGCCGTTGTAAGTCTGTACCAAACACATAACCAGGTTGACTGTGATTGATATACTTTGGCCCACTACCAGTTAGCATTCTGGCACACCATCCAACCAAGGTATCATTGTAGGTAAATGGAATGATCACATGATCACGTGTCCAGTGCACACCATCGTTTTGCATTTGCACCATGATAGGATAATCTTCTGGCACACATCTTGATCTTATATATTTCCAGTATTCAGTATGCTCTGGTGTGAGCAGCTCCACATGAGGTGGCAGGTCGTCGTGCTCGTTAAATTTAATGTCGCTTAGTGCATTAAACACCTGTTGGCGCTCATTCAATATTCCTTCAATACTGCGATGTTTGAGACTTTCGAGATTGAG